ATGTTGAAAATATTGAGAACGCTGTTGAAACTTTAAGTGGAATAAGAACAGTTAAATATAGGCTTAATAATGTTGATGCGCCTGATGCTAAAAAGAAACTTGGTGTTATTGCTCAAGACTTAGAAGGGGTGCTTGACGAAGTTGTTGATACAACAATGCTTAATGACGATGACACGGAATACATGAGTGTTCGTTACACTGAGCTTATTCCAGTTCTTATTAAAGCAATCCAAGAACAGCAAGCAACTATTACTGCACTAGAAGCACGAATTACTGCCTTAGAAAACGCCTAAAGGAGAAACATTATGGCAATAACTTACACTTGGACAATTCCAACCCTTGAGCGTCACACATCAGATGGTGGCGTTTACATTGCACATTGGCGCTGCCAAGGCGTTGATGACGATGGCAACTCAGCATCTAGCTATGGCACTTGTGGCCTAGAGTATGATGCCTCTGCTGCTGACTTCACGCCGTATGCCGATATTACTGAGGCTCAAGCTCAAGGCTGGGTCTGGGGTCATGTATCACAAGCTGATACAGAAGCTGCTATTGCTAGTAAAATTGATGCAATAGCTAATCCAACTACTGAGGCGGGAGTGCCTTGGGCAGCATAACCTAGAAAGGAGATCAACGTGACTGAAGAAAAAAAGGTCATTACGATTGACGATGTGGAATACACTGAAGATCAACTGAGCGATGAAGCAAAGGCTTGCATAAATCACATTAGTCGATTGGATCAAAAGCTAAATGCTGCTAAACTAAACGTGATAGAAATACAAAGAGGGCGTGACGCTTTCTTTGCGGATCTAAAAATGCATTTGGAGAGCATGGACTAATGGAAATGGACGCACTGTGGAGCATTGCCCTAACTGCTGGTTTAGGCTTAATGGGATGGCTGCTTCGCAGTGCGTATGCTGAAGTTCAGCGCATTAGCATATTGCTAAACAAAACCCGCGAAGAAATGGCGCGGGAATATGTCACGAAAACGGATAGCTCTGCTGTAATGAGCCAAATCGTGGCGCGATTTGATCGCATAGAAGAAAAAATAGATAGGCTGATGGAAAGATGATCTGTGCGCTGGCCGGTATAGCGGTTGGCGTTATAGTAGAAGGTCATGTTCTGTACAACGCTTGTATCTATAGATGCCCAAGCGGATTTTATTATCACTACCCATATGTTATAAGAATACCGTATAACTTTAAATGCCCTCCAGTCGCAAAGGTGGGCAAAGGTGCCTGATGATAGATCCGATCACAGCCATTGCTGGGGCCACACAAGCCTATAACATGGTCAAAAAGCTAGTTTACGCTGGGCGTGAGCTAGAGGACGTGGCTGGTCAGCTAGGCAAGTGGTATGGCGCGGCAGCGGATCTGGGTCGCGCAGAGCAGCAGCGTAAAAACCCGCCAATTTTCACTAAGCTTTTTTCATCAGGGTCTGTGGAGCAAGAGGCGCTTCAAATCATAATCCACCAGAAGAAGCTGGCTGAGCAGGAAAAAGACTTACAGCAGTTGCTAAATAATAGATTTGGCTATGGCACTTGGCGTGAGATGGTGGAGCTACGGCGCAAGATTAAGAAAGAGCGCGAAGAAACGTTGTACCGCCAGCAAGAGCGCAAAGCGGCATTCTTTGAAATGCTACTGCTGATATTACTGCTTGTGATGTTAGCGGCGATTATAGTAGGCGGCACATGGTTGACTGGGCTTGGCGCGGGGTGGTGGTAAATGGCTGACGGTGTAAGCGGGATAGGATCTGCTCCGTTTAACGTGCAATCGGACATACACCAGCAGACGCAGTCGCGTGAGCGCATAGAAGCGCATCTGGCAGAGCAGAGGGTAGCCAAGGAGCATAGGGCTAACCACGCGCATCTGGACGCGCTGAGAGAGCAAAAGTTGGACTTAGGAAAAGCTTATGATAGGTTTGGCACCAAGACCACTGCTGACAGGCCGCAAGGCACAAACATCAACATAGAGGTTTAACATGTCAAATACCTTTGAGAAGATCCTGAAATACAAGCTTATGCCGCGTCTGATGATGCTGGTAATGACGGTGATGTATATACGCTGCATAGAATGGGCGCTTCAACAGCCTGATCTTAGTACGCAGCAGAGTGCGCTAATTAGTGTTGTTAGTGGCGCTATGACTGGCGCATTTGCTGTGTGGTTGGGGTCTGAGAAATGATACAAGCATTTATAGGGCCAATAGCAAACCTTGCTGGATCATGGCTGCAAGGCAAGGCTGATAAAAATGCAGCAGCGGCCAAACTAAAGCTGACTGAGGCAGAGGCCAAAGCTAAAATCATGCTGTCTGAAAAGACCAGCGTTGCCGATTGGGAGCGCATCATGGCTGAAGGCTCGCAGAACAGCTTTAAAGATGAATGGCTTGTGGCTTTGTTTTCTGTGCCACTGGTGCTTTCCTTCTGCGGTGAATGGGGGCGCACAGCCGTTGCAGAGGGGTTTGTAGCGCTGGAAGCCATGCCAGACTGGTATCAGTACACTTTAGGCGTTATAGTCGCTGCTAGCTTCGGAGTTCGCTCTGCAACAAAGTTCTTTAGGGGGAACAAATGACATTCAAATTATCACAGCGTAGCCTTGATCGGCTAGAAGGCGTAGACAGCCGCATGGTGGCCGTTGTTAAGATGGCCATCAATCTAACCAAAACTGACTTTGGCGTTGTGCAGGGTGTGCGCACACTGGAGATGCAGAAAGCATTGGTTGCTAAGGGTGCTAGCCAAACCATGAAGAGCAAGCATCTGGATGGCCTTGCAGTCGATATAATGGCTTATATTTCGGGTAGGGGATCATGGGAGCTAAACCTTTATGACGATCTGGCAGACGCAATGGCAGAGGCAGCTAATTCACTTGGCATAAAAGTACGCTGGGGGGCTGCATGGCAGATCGACTGCATTGGCACATGGAAGAGCCAAGGTCGATCTATGGAAGATGCCATGAACGAATATGTGGATCTGCGTAGAAGTCAGGGTCGAAGGCCATTTATTGATGGCCCTCACTTTGAACTAATGATATGACGATTTGGGGTCAGCTTCGGCTGGCCTCACGAACCACCCAGAAATCTTAATATGCTGTCATCCATAGCCTGCTGCGTAAAATCGGCAGGCTTTATGCGTACCGTTTTGCCGGTTGGTGGGCCACGCAGTATAAACAAACGTATATCCATAGCTACATACGCAAATATTTGCGCATCGCCATTGGCGCGTGTGAATGAGTAGTACAGTGGGCGTTTGCGATCTGGTCGTGGCCTGAAGGTTGTCTTGACCTGCAAAGTGACAAGCTCACCGTTGGCTGACTTAACCCAAAGGTCATCACCCTCCATATCTACCCGATGGCAGCGTATCCCGCGCTGCTCAAGTTCGGCTGCGACGAGAAACTCGCCTGCACGTCCGATACTGTTTCTGTTGGCCACGCATAAAAATACCGCATAATCAATGATTTGACCACGCGGTATTTTGTATCTCTATATTTTGCGGGTGATCTACAAGCGGCGCTCATCCTTTGTGCTAATGCGATATAGCTGCTGGCCATGAATATAAGACGTTTTAACAATCCTACGCCGGTCGCGTAGGGTCTTTAAGCCAAGGTCAATATGCGTCACATCCTGCTCAATCATACTGCACAAATCACCCACAGATAGCTCACCATGCCTCTTTAGGCAGCGCTCAATTTCCTTGCGCAGCTTTTCTATTGCCCAAGGCTTGTGAGAATAAGGGTGCATATCATCCCGTCCAATCATGCGGCGGTGCATCCTTGCGTTTTCTATGACAGCCATTTCTTTCCAGCGGTCTAGCAGCGTCATCTGTTCATTCATAGGCGCTTCTCCAGCATCGCGCAGAGGGCTATGATTTCCTCAGCGCGTTGCTTCATTGTGCGGCGCTCTGGATTGCGCCCAGCATCCATTCGCATAATATCTGCTTTGCGATTAATAGAGCGCACAATCATCAGCGACGTTGGCTGATTTGGCTGTGTATCATCTTCATCAATATAATCGCCCACGGTTGAGCAGTTTTCGATCTTGGTAAGATCCCATTTAGCCATTGTTGTTCTCCTCTATAGCCTTAATTGTTTCTCCTATGCGCTGTGCAATCTGCGGCACAATCGCGTTACCTAATCCTTTAAGTCTGTCCACCCTTCTGGGTATCCCATTAGCCACTCTACCCACTGCGGGTTCAGGGAGCCAGAACTGTGGGGCTTCCCTTCCGATGCTGTCGCCTCTGCCGTTAGCGTTGTTGTGTTGCGATTGTACTCGGCTGGATATGCCCCTTTTTTGCTGATGTGCGCTGTGGGGGTCGGCCACATCTTTACCTGATCGTTTATTGACACTTGACGATTTGCACCTGATGGGCGTTTGCCTCTCTTCAGCGTTCCTCCCCTCTTTCCTGCCGCCGCATCTGGTGTCGCCCACATCTCTGGCGATGATCCAAACTCTGTCTCTTCTGTGAGGTGCGTCTGCGGCGCAAGCTGGAACAATGAACGGCCTTGTGGCGTAGGCTTCACGTTCCAAGTCAGATAACACTTCGTCGAGGCCCATAGAGACATGCCCATAAACATTCTCGAAAACGCACCAAGCGGGTCGTTTGGCCTGAATAATGGAAAATATGTATGGCCAGATATGTCTGTCATCTTCTGTGCCTCTGCGCTCCCCGGCAAGTGAAAAGGGCTGGCAGGGGTATCCTGCTGTAAGGATGTCGCAATCGGGAACATTTCTATTTGGGTCATTGGCTAACTCCTTTACATCTTCTGCAATCGGCACATCAGGCCAATGTTTGCGTAATATTTGGCGGCTCCACGGCTCAATGTCACAGAACAGCACAGGTGTGCTTAACCCCGCCCACTCAAAGCCTAATGCAAAGCCGCCAATCCCAGAACACAAATCAACGTGGCGCATCTGTTTGCTCTGGCTTGCGCTTGGGGCGCACGGTGTTTGTTTCTTCATGCTGAATAACGCATTGCACAGGGCCATATAGGTTGGCTTTGTACTTTTCGATAAATTCTGCGCATTCATATGGCGATGAAAATACCATTAGAGCAATCCATGTTGTTTTTGTCATTCTTGATCCTCCCCGCGCCAATCATAATCATCTTCATCTTGGCAATAAGGACAAGGTTCTGTCCATGTTTCCCATGTTGCACTATCAGGCGTTTGCATAAAGCTGCGGCGCTCTATGCGGCCCGTACCATCACATTCTCTGCAATAGCTCATTGGTACACGCTCATATCAATAGACCACAGCGCCATAGATACGCGCTCCTGATCTGCCTTCTGGCGCACCTCTGCTTTGCATATTCTGCCGTGGCTATGCATATGCTCCAGCACATTACTTAACCTTCGGGTTTCCATATCGACTGCCTCGCTAATGTCTGATGTTTCGCAGTATGAGACCTCTGGGCTGCTCAGGAAAGCAATAATTTCATCTGCTATCTCATCCCAAGTGCGCTCCCTTGGCGCTTCTTCGACTGGCTCAGGGCGCATATCGCCAAACATTTCCCTGAACATTTCCTTCGCAGGACGAGCTTTTTCTACATAGGCGGCAACCCAAGGTGTGCGGTCTGCGTTATACTGCGTATTGCGCACTAAGATGCCGGTGCAGATGTCATCGATCTGAGCATCACATTGCTGAGATAAACGCGGCGAAACATGTACGCTTTCGCCAGTATCAACGCGCACTCCAAATGTCGTGCCGTTGTCCATCATGTGAGTGATTACAAAATCATGTGTTGTTGTGAGGTTCATTGGTAAACTCCTGCAAAAAATAAACCGACAATTAGTATTCCGAAGATGCAGATAGCGCCTATGACATCTCCAAAGATGCCAAGGCTGTTTTCCATATCGCGCAGCATGACGCGGAGTTTTGTTATATTATTCATTTCATTTCCTTTCATTAGGTAGTGAATATATCATTATGCTATCCCTTGACAGTTTGCAAGCACTTATATATCAAAAATATAGCAAAGGAGAATTGCAATGGAATTACATCAGTTGTTGGTGCGCATAGACCCAGATTTAGTTGAGGCTATGAAGATCATAAAGAAAAAAGAGCGTCGTAGTATGGCAGGCATAGTAGAAGGCGCATTGCGGGATTACCTCGCAAAGCGTGGCATTCATGTGGAGCAACCAGCAGTAGATGGTTAATTCACGCGCAAAAGGCGCACAGTTTGAGCGCAGTATAGCCAATTACCTATGGGATAATCTTGGGATTAAGTTCAAGCGTGATCTTGAGCAATACCGCGAAGGCGATCACGGTGATCTAGTGCCAGAAAAAGGCGTAAACTTTCCATTCGTTATAGAATGCAAGCGCTACAAATCTGGCGATGGAATGCGCCCAGACTGGTGGGGCCAAGCCAGTCGCGCCGCAAATCGCGCAGGAAAGCTGCCGTGTGTTGTCTATAAGTTTGACCATCGTGACGTGCGTGTTGTCGTTCCTCTACACGCGGTCATGTACGAAGAAAAAGACAACGGATTTGTCGCTGTCTTGGATTTAGAGGGATTTTGCTACTTAGTTAGGGAGATGATGAATGATTGATCCCAGCATGTCCAACCACGCCTACCATGAGCGTGAAGAAATCAGCAGCAGTGATGTCAAAGCTGCGTCTAAATCATTGGCTCACTGGAAGGGCGCTGTACGCTCTGAAACGCCTGCGCTGGCGCTGGGAACGGCTTTTCACGAGCTAACCCTAGAGCCAAGCGAAGGGCGCGTTATACGCGGCCCAGAGACGCGCAGAGGTAAAGCGTGGAGCGAGGCCAAGGAAGAAGCAGAGGCGCAAGGTAAGGTTCTGCTAACGCAAGGCGATTACGACATTTGTAATGCAATGGCAGAAAGTGCATTGCGCCACCCAAGGGTAGCCTCAATCGTGAAGCATCCAAGCGCAATGATAGAGCATAGCATATTTGTTACCTGTCCAGAAACGGGGCTTGGACTTCGCTGTAGGCCAGACTGCTATGTAAAAGAAGGTGGCCTGCTGCTGGATCTAAAAAGCACTTTAGACGCTGGGCCATCAGAGCGTGAGTTTCAGAAGCATATCTGGTCATACAATTATGATTTGCAAATGGCGTTCTACAGATATGTGCTTGCAATCGAAAAGCTGCCTGTGACACACTGCATATTCGCCGCAGTGGAAAAATCACCGCCATACGCTGTAGGGGTTCACGTCCTAAGCAATGGCGTATTGGATTATGCGCACCAACGAATGATGAATATTTTGCGGCGCATAAAGAAGGCTCAGGATGAGCAGTCATACCCGACTGATTGGCCTGAGGTTAATATCATTGAACTACCAGAATGGTTAAAAGCAAAGGAGCAATAAATGCAATATACCATCAAGAACGTTAAAGCGTTGTGGCCACGTATCAACAAAACCTACAAATATTCCGCTGAGGAACAAAGATCAGTGCCATGTGATCCCAAAGATCCCAATGCGGCATATGAGATGTCAATCAAGATGACACGCGATCAGGCGAAGGTTTTGCTAGATGAAATGCGAAAAGCATATGCAGCAAAGCGCAAACCAGAATGGCCAGAAGAGTTTAACATGCCATTCAAGAAGGATGGCGATGAAATCTTTATCGCTAAGGCCAAGCTTAAAGGCAACTATAACGGAGAGCTAACCGATGGCGTTGGTCAATATGACGCCAAAGGTAATAAGCTGGCAGATGACTTTATGCTAACCACAGACAGCACCGTAAACGTGGCAGTGACATTCGTGCCATATAACATGCGCGATGCCGGTGTGTCGCTCAGGCTGCGGGCTGTGCAAGTCATAGAGCATAAGCCACTGGAACAAGCATCACCATTTGCGGCAATGGAAGGGTTCGTCAGCATTGCAGACACAATGCCAAAAGATGATCCATTCGGGTTGCCAGCGGCCACACCAAAAGCGGCTGTCATAGATGCACCAGCAAGCGGAACATTTGATGATGAAATCCCGTTCTAAATAAACGTAGGGCGCTGCGTGGGAGAGCGCAGCGCCCTTATAAGGAGCAGTATGAATATGGAGTTTATAATGGGAAACAATAAAAAAGACAAGTATCCAGATGCACAATGGCACGTCTGGGGCGAGTTAATAGCCAATCAGCTAGGGCTGAAAAGGCATGGCAGCGAATATAAAGGGCCATGCCCGAATTGCAACGGGAATGACCGCTTCTGGGTCAAGGAATATAACGGCAATGTCAGCGTGAATTGCAGGCAATGTGGTGACTGGAAGGCAATACAAAAAAGACTGCTGGACATGGAGCTATGGCCAATCATGGAGGTAAGCGATTGGCCAAGTCTGCCAAGCGCAAAAAACCCGTTCAAGGATGAAACCCCAAAGGCTTACCATGAGCGCAAAGGAGTGCCGCTAATAGGCGCTCAGGAACTAGACGGTAACGTAGTTGTGCCGTTCTATCACCTAACAGATGGCAAGCTGCAAAAGGCAGGATCGCAAAAGATTAGCCCAGATGGTGATAAGAAGTTCAACAAAGGCAGCAAAACGGAAAATGCATTTGCTGTTATAGGAGGCTCCGCTGAGGGGCTGACCTATATTGCAGAGGGTTGGGCCACAGCAGTATCAGTTCACATAAGCACCGACAGGCCGTGTATATACGCGCTGAGCAGCGGTAATCTACCAAAGGTGGCAGCTATCCTCCAAGAAGCCAAACCAAACGCCACGTTTGTCATAGCAGCAGATAACGATAGTGCAGGCATAGATGCAGCAAATAAAACAGGATTGCCATATAGAGCGCCGCGCAGAAAGGGCGACGATTGGAATGACGTTATGCTGCGCGATGGCAGACCAGCAGTGGCCGCTGAGTTGCAGAAGGTGCGCAAAAAGAGGGAGCTATTTGTTCCGCTGGGGGATCTGGAGTTTAAAGCGCCAGAGTGGATCATAGATGGTTTGCTAGAGAAGAATACATTTGCAGTATGCTTTGGCGCTCCAGCAGCAGGAAAAACGTTCCTCACGATAGATATGGCGCTCTGCATAGCTGCACAGAAAGAGTTTCACGGTCATGCAGTGGATGGCGGGCCAGTATTTTATATTGCCGGTGAAGGACATAATGGCTTTGCTAGACGTGCCGCAGCATGGGCAGCAGAGAATGATGTCAGCCTCAAGGGGCTACCCTTCTTTAAATCAAGCCGCTCCATTGTGCTGACAGATGAAGAGCATGTGCAAGAGCTACGCAGCGTAGTGGATAGCATGGTTGAAGAGCATGGAGAACCGGCGCTAATCGTGATCGACACGCTGGCAAGAGCAATGGGTGCAGCAGACGAAAATAGCACCCAGCAGATGGGCGCAATCATTAGGGCAGTCGATGATATGCGGGATGATTATTCCTGCACTGTGCTGGCAGTACATCACACAGGACACGGCAATAAGGATCGCGCTAGGGGTAGCTCTGCGCTTCTGGGGGCTGTCGATTGCGAATTTATGGTGGAGAAATGGGGCGACGATCAGATCGCCAAGGTGGAAGTTAAGTGGACAAAAATGAAGGACGCCATGATACCTGAGCCAAAAAACTTCATTCACGTGGAGAAAGAATTGATGGGCGCAGATGGCAATCCTGCAAAGTCAGTGGCGCTCATGGAGATACAAGATAGCCGCAAAAGCATGTCAAAAGAAGATCGTGCTGAAGATGTCGTGAAGGACGAATATCACAAAATTGTGGAAAATTTCGGTGAAAATTGGGTGTCCAGACGTGTCCTAAAAGAGGCTGTCTCAATAGAGCTAGGTGTGTCTCAAAGGACAGCGGATAGACATATCAAGAGGCTAGTGGATGTCCAACAATTTCTCATAGATAACAATAAGTTATGCAAAGGTTGGACATGAAGGACAAGCAGTTTGGACAAGTGTCCAACCATTTGGTCATCTTTGGACAGACAGGACACACCCCTAAGGGGTGTCCAAGTGTCCAAGACTGGGATTTTGACTTATGACGTTTGAAGAGAAGGTTAATGCAATTTCATGCTTGGAGGAGCTAGAAGGCTTCGCCAATCGCAGAAAAGTGTTGGGCGTGGATCTGCCCAAGTGGAGCGAAGAAGAGCGTCAGATCATCCTGATGCGGAAATATGAACTGCAAAGAAATAATGTAGGGTCGCAGAAAAAATAATTAAAAAAGTGATTGCATTATGATTTCGGCGTGATATAAACGAAATGAGCGAGACAGGGCTGCAACCCATAATCTCGCTCTAACTCAAATGGTGAGGTGGTTATACCATCTTGCCCTAGCTTTAAAAAGGAAAAAGTTATGGCTACTAAAAAAGCAGAAGCAAACCTTCACATCGAAGCGGCAAAGCAAGGTCGGGTAAAATTTGTATTACTTGGTCAAACGCCGCTGTACTACAATGCGATGTCAGCGAAGGCGAAAAGATCCCTTCTTATTGGAGGCGGCAAAAAGACCGCTGCGGAAAAGAAGGAGATTAAGCACAATCCAGAAGAAGAGTTTAACGATAGCGTTTATCGGATGCTAACCGGCGAAACTCTTTTGGGCTTCCCTGCGCCAGCGGTAAAAGGCGCAATGGCAACAGCAGCATTGGAAACTGCTGGGATTACCAAGACGTCAGTGCAAAGGCTGATATTCCTGCCTGAGCAAAAGATTAAGGTGTGGGGCAAACCGCAGCTTAAAATGGATGTTGTTCGATCTGCGGATATGAACAGAACGCCAGATGTCAGAACAAGGGCGTTCCTGCCAGAATGGTGCGCTGAGGTTGATATAGCGTTTGTCACTCCAACGTTAAGCATTCATTCAATATCATCACTGCTGATTAACGCTGGGATGCTGGTGGGCATAGGAGACTTCAGGCAGGAAAAGGGTCGCGGGTCTTACGGAACGTTTACGGTGCATCCAGAGGGCGGTGGTGACATGGCTGACAGGATTGATGAAATCAAGAAGCAAGGTCGCATGGTTCAAACTCATGCAATGGAAGTTCCTGAGATGGCAGATGCCGAAACAGAAGAGCTTTATGACATGCTGCAAGAAGAGCGCGTTAAGCGAGCAGCGTAAGAATGGTTGGGGCAGCTTCGGTTGCCCCATTTCACGGCGGTACAGGTGTGGCGGGGTGCGGTGTGACGCGGTATGGCAAGTTCAGGCAAGGCGGTCAAGGTGCGGCGAGGTCTGTCGGGGTCAGGTGTGGCATGGCGGTCGAGGTGTGTCAGGGTCAGGCGAGGTCTGGTGCGGTCGGTCAAGGCGGTCAGGGTACGGAACGGCCTGTTAAGGCAGGGGTTGGCGGGGTCTGGCAAGGCGGTTACGGTCAGTCATGGAGTGCCAAGGTTAGGTCCGGTGTGGTCAGGCGGTCAAGGTGTGGAACGGCTCGGTTAGGTATGTCAAGGCGGTCATGGAATGGTGCGGCGGGGTCTGTTGCGGTCCGGTGCGGAACGGCAAGGTAGGTCGAGGCGGTCAAGGTCTGCTGAGGCGGGGTGTGGTTTGGTTGGGTTGGTCAAGGCGGTCGAGGTGTGTCGGGGTCAGGTGTGGTCGGGCGGGTTCAGGTCAGGCGAGGCGGTCTAGGTGTGGAAAGAAGCGGAAAGTCTTGGTTAGGCAGGGCGGTCACTGGATATAAAGGAGAG